AGCGTCCCCGAACGGGTCGACCCCAACAGATGAAAGTCGTCGTGGTTGTAGCGGCAGATCACCCCCGCACCCAACCCGGGCCACCCGTCGGCGTGACTCTTATTGAAAAATGAGCGGGCCACAACCTCGATGAAGCTGCCCAACGCGCGCGACTCGCGCCCGAACATGGCCGCATACCCGCCGATCTCACGGCCAGCGCCGCCGGCGATGGAACGCAGCTCCACCTTGTTCAGCGTGTTACGCCGCTCAATATCATCATCGGGCAACCTTGAGCGTTCACCATCACCGGCGGGCTCGTCGGCGTAGCTGATGCCGTACTTTTTGCCTGCCGCCTTGATTTTCGCTTTGATCGACGCGACTTCCTCAGGTGTGTAGCCCTTCTGGTTTTTGGGCATGTTGATGTATGCCCACGCAGCGCGGACCCGCGACTCGTTGTTGATCGGATACTTGTGGTTTTTCGGGTCGGCGTAGGTGACGTCACCGTACTGGGACTGGTGATCGGTGGGTTCTTTGGTGTCGGTCGCCATTGGATTTAACCTTTCACATTTGACGTCGTCACGTTGTGGTGGCCGTTGGTTGCCCAGCGGACCCGCATCACCGGTTCCGCGTTGGCTGGGGCGGTGCCCGGGGTGGGCTGCTGCTGTCCGGGTGGTGGGGGTGCGGCCGGTTCCGGCTCGGGTGCCGGCGGCAGGTTGTAGGCGGCGCGGACCTCGTCGCGGGACTTCCACCCGGTTTGTTGGGTGCCCAACGACAGGGCGTCGATTTGGGCGCGGGTCATCGCGTCGACCCGCAGGAATTCGGAGGTGTCGAACCGCACGAAGGTGCCTCTAGGGAAGCAGGTGGACAACGCGAACTCGAGGCGTTCCAGCCACGGCCGAAACGAGAATGTCAACGTGTCGATGGATTCCTGTTCCGCGTTCTTGTAGGTGAACGTGTCACCGGACACACCACCAATTTTGGTGGGCGGCACCCCGTAAATGATGGCGATGTGGGTGGCGGTGAGTTGGGAGGTTTCGATGAACCGGGCCTCGTTGGGGGAGATGGCGATCGGTGTGTATTCCCAGTCCATCCCGTAGATCAACGGTTGGCGGGTGCGTAAACGTTTGGTGTAGCGCGACGCGATCTCGTCGGCGTCATCGGGTAAGACTTTTTGGGTGGTGTTTCTGAACGTGCCCGGCGGCACTCCACCATTGTTGAACCACTCCTCGGCGTAAGCCTGGGCGGCCAGCCCGGTGCGTGCGGTCATCGCGAACGCGCTGATCGGGGACAGGCCCCGCACCCGCCACGGCAAAACAAACCACGGAATGTGCAGCAGGTCCGCCGGGTCCAACGGGCGTCCCCACCAATACCAGCGCGGATCGGTGTAAGAGCCCGGGCCTTCAATGGCACGATCCAATGTGACAACATTGACCGGGTTGAGCCATTCGATGGCGGTCGGATAGCCGTAATAGTCGCGGTCTGTGATGAGACCGATACCGTTTCCGTCTAAACTAAGCGAGATGACCAGGCGGTGCAGCCACGTATACAGCGTGCCGTTTATGCTGGGATTGGCGAAAAGTGGCGGGGTGGGCAGCCGTTGGGCGATGTTGTCGGCGCCGAGCTTGTACACACCTAACCCGGAGGCCATCGACGCGATGTTGTCGGCTAAAAACCTTACCGCCCCGAAAACCGGTACCAGCCGCAGCGAAGCCTCAGGGGTCAGCGAAGCGTTGTCCCACGGCGCCGGCCAGCCCGCCCCCCACGACTGGCCCGCCATCGGCATCCACGGCACGTTGGAGATGGAGCGCCGTTCAACGTTACGGGATTTGAAGGGCCACATCAGGTTTGGCTGTTGAGGGTGTCGAGGATTTCGGTGAGCTTGACGCGGACGGTTTGCAACGCTTGCGCCATCGCGGGCAGCGTCGTGTTCATGGTGGCCTCCACACGGGAAATCCGGGCCTCCAGGTCCATCAATTCGTCAACATCCATAGGGTGCTCACCTCACTGATTTGAGTACGTCGTAGCTGGGTAGATGTTTGATGCCCCACAAATAGAACGCGCCCGAACAGGCCACCAGCGGGGAATCGTCGATCGCGGTGTCACGCCGATCCCACTGCTCGGATTCGCCGACCATGCGGGTTTTCGCGTTACGCACCGCCAGGGACAGTTCGGTTTGGGCGACGTGGACCAGTGTGTGTTCGGTGACAGCGATCTGAAACGCGGCGCACGCGGCGCCCATCTCGTTGCGGTTCAGCACGTTGTGCTCGACACCGGCCTTCGTCAAATCGGGGCGCAGCGCTTTGGCTTGTTCCCCGGCGAGCATGATCGGGGTGGTGACGTCGCGGCTAGCGAGCAGCTCACTGATTTTGGTGACCAGTTTGGTGGTGCCGCGCCCAGTGTCGGGATGCAGCGCGATGGAATGGCACAGCACGATGGTGCGGCCATCGGTGTGGGGACCCGCGACCCCGATGCAGGACCACTGCCGGTCCTGGGCGACGGCGATCACCAGCGCGACGGCCCGCGGTGGCGGCGCGTCGGGTACAGCGCAGTGCTCCCACGCCTCAACGTCGAACACCGAAGGGGCGGCATCCAAAGACGGCCAGTCGCCGATACCGAGCCGTTCAGCGAGCCACCCGCGCGGGTTGATGTCCTTGAACGCTTCGTATTCGCTGCTGATGTACTGGGTACTGATGCGGTAGCCCATGCCGGGGTTGGCCATACGCCACCACGCCGGGTCGGTCGGGGTGTCAGCGGCCTCCTCGGGGCAGGACCACTCCTTGTAGCACAGCCGGGGGCTCGAGGCGTGCAGAGCGCGCCGCCGCACCCCGGCGAACACCTCCCCGTGGGGATGCACACGCTGGAACACCGCCGAGCCGACATACCACACCTGAGGGTTGCGCCGCGCCGACAACGTCGGGATCAGAGCCTGCACCGCATCGGTTTTAAGGATCATCGCCTCGTCGAGGAACACCGTGTCCCCGGTCAGACCACGACCCCCCGACATGGTGCGGGTTTGGAACATGACACGCCGCGCATAGGGGAAACGCTTGTTCGGTGGCAGCTCAATGGACTCTTCACCGTGGGCCCGGTTGGGGCGATACAGCTGACCCTTGCCGCGCAGCAGGTTCTCCAGGTCACGCATCGCTTCTTTGGCGGTGCGAAATTCGTGCGCGGAATAAACAATCAGTTCCTCACCGAAAACGAACAGTCCCGCCAAGATTCGGGCGAGAATCGTTTCGGTTTTGCCGTTTTGGCGCGGCGCGCACAACCCCACCTCGAAACTGGTCCAATCACCGCGATCATCCTCACCCAGCGCATCGGTGAGAACGCTGGCCTGCCACGGGTCCAGCAACAACCCGAATTTGGCCGCCACATCGATAGCTTCGGCACCGGAATTGTCGTAGTAGTCAGGTGTGTGCGCTATGCGCGGTGTCTGAATCCCGCAGCGCGGCGTGTCGTCGGGCTCGGCGTTCAGCAATCTCGTCGACCTCCGGTGTGACAGGCTCGTTGGTGAGGTTGAGCTGTTGGGTCACGGCGAGGTACTGGGCCGCCAACGCCACCAGGGCATAAGGAGACGCGGCATGGTCAATTTCACGTCCGAGACGGTGCCGCAGCGCCTGCAACGCCGTCGTCGCGTCCCCACCCGCCAACGCGTCGCTGACAGCCTGCGGGCCCGTGGCAGCGGGACTGCAGATGACCAAGATGCGGCGACAAAGTTCGGCTGCCGCCTTATCACCCGCCAACGCCAAAGGTAGCTGCGCACCGAACAACATTTCGCAACGTTCAGCGAACACCGCAGGCGCGGTGCCAGCCACCGCAGCCCGCGCAGCCGCAGCATTCCCGATCGACTTAGTGAGAGCACGGTTCACCTGGGCGCGAGTCAAATTCAACCGTTCAGCGATAAGCCGCGGTGAAACACCAGCGATGAACAAATCCGCAGCCCGATCATCAGTCATCGACACGCACCGCCCACCCCTGCCCATCGTGACCAATCACCGTCCAACCGATATCTGCACTGTCGACGTACTCCCGGAACGCCCGCTGCTCGTGCTCCTCGGCGCCGGGATAGCCATGCCACTCGTCGAAACACAACACGGTACCTGCGCTGATATGAGGACCACTGTGCTGCAACGCCGTTTTCGTGGAGCTGTACAGGTCGGCGTCGAAATGGATCAGCCCGATCGGTTCGACGGTGGTGAAGTCGAAGCGGGGCAGCGTGTCGGCGAACTGCCCAATCACCAACCGTGTGTTCACCACCGCGGGGGGTGTGGTAGCGAACGCGCCCTTGGGGTAGCCGGGGCGCCACTCGTCGGGCAGCCCGGCGAACGAGTCGAACCCCACCGTGGGCATACGGGCCGCGATCAGCCGCAGACTGGCCCCCTGCCCCACACCGAACTCGAGCGCGTGCCCGGCCGGGTGCAGATCGTTGACGATATGCGACAGCAACGGAAAATGCTCCCCCCCGTGATAAGGGCCGAGCGAATAATCGTGTCTCATCGTCAAACAACAGGCCTCCTTTTATTTTTAGCCGCCTTTATTTTTTATTCAGCCGCATTTATTCACGCAATTCATACACACCATTACCGCCATTCTATACGCCACGAAATAGGACGACACCACCAGACCGCGTGGACGAATTTCGGGGGGTATACAAAATCGCCCCCACGTTCTGGGGGGAAATCTTCAAAAC